TACATCTGCGCTCGCCTGCAGTACGATGACGGCTACACCGCGCTGTGGATCACGAACACGGAGACGCAGGCGAAGGACAAGGCCCACCGCGAGTTCAACAAGATCACGAACCGGGCCTCGTTCACGCATCTCGACGAGGACTCCCGGATCGAGGACACGATCAAGACCAAACGGTTCCCGAACGGATCGGCGTTCCACGCTGGCTACCTCCACGGCGGTCTCGAAGGAGCTCGCGCTGACCTCATCGTCTTTGACGACCTGATCAAGGAGAAAGGCGACGGCGATACCGAGGAGATCTGGCAGTGGTGCGCCGGCGCGGCGATGCCGATCGGGAAGCGCAACAGCCAGGAGGTCTTCATCGGGACGCGGAAGCGACGCGCTGATCTCTATGCCTACATCGCCGAGGAGACGGGCTACGACATCACGGAGTGGCCGCTGATCCGCGAGCGGTGGCAGGCCGAAGATGAGCACACGGTCGGTACTTGTGCGCCGGCGGAGTACTACACCACGGTCGAGGATCCGCTCGGCGACGGCCAAGTATCAGTACTGTGGCCGGAAGCCCGTGATGCCTCGTTCATCCGTGACAAGTTCGGCAAGACCGGCGAGACGATGTTCAACCGGGCGTACTGCCTGGTCGTCGGCGACCGCGAGGGGCTCGTCTACACTCGATTCGATCCCGAGGCGCATACGACTGACGAGACGCCCGGACGTCGGCAGATCGATTACCTCGGACAAGCGCGGGATCGACGACCTCCAGGACGAGGGGATCGACGCGGTCGCTGCCGACAACGACATCGACTCGGGGATCCGGGCGGTGAAGGATCTGATCGCCGCCGGCGACCTCGTCATCCACGAGCGATGCGAGGGCCTGCTCGATGAGCTCGGCGTGTACCGCTACAACGATGCGACGGGGAAGCCGGTCAAGCAGAACGACCACGCGGCTGACGCACTCCGGTACGGCATCATGGCTGACCGATACGATGACGATGACGGCAACTCTGGGACGGGGACTTGGTGAACACAATGTCTGACGCTGATCAATCCGACGACGAGACAGTCGAGGCCACCGGCGACGCCGGCGAGCTCGACGACATGGAATCGCTCGAAGAGCTGGTCGCCGAGGACGGCCTTAGCACACGCCAGGAGTACCAGATGCGGTTTGCCTTAGCGGAGACGCTTGGGGAGAACCTCGCTGGCGATGACGACTACTACGATGTCTTCGATTGGGACAAGGATCCTGGCGTCGACGAGTTCTACGCGCTCGCGCTGCGGAACCCCTACGCCTACGCTGTCACGTTCTTGAGGCCTGAGATGACGTGGCGCAACCCGCCACAGATCTCCGATCGGGCTGAGGCAACTGACGACAGCCAGACACAGTTTGAGTCCGATGTTCAGGGACTCGTCGACGATCTTCGACTCTGGCACTACTGTCGACGTGCCGACAAGCTCGCTGGGATCGGGAAGTTCGGTGCGTTGGTGCTGGAGTTCGACGATACTGACGACGAGGACGATTTTAGCACGCCAGTCGATCAGGGTGCAGAGCTCACAGGTTTAAAACCGTTTTCCCGGGCGTCGATCTCTGAGGTCAAGATCGGCTCACCGGGATCGGGCCGTTGGAATGAGCCCAACAAGTACCTCCTCGACTTCTCTGACGAGAACGAATACGAGGACGATGTCATGTCCTACGAGGGCGAGGAGACAGTTTGGGTGCATTGGCAGCGCGTGATCCACATCCCCAGCGATGAGCTCCTGGACGACGAACTGCGTGGGATCGAGCGGCAACGCCCGGTCTACAACAACATAATCGATATCGAGCGATCGCTGGGCTCGGCTGGGAAGTTGGCCTATCGGGCAGCGGCGTGGGGCCTCAACATCAACATCGCCAAAGACTTCGAGTTGGAGGACGGCGGCGACAAGCTTCGTGAGAATCTGAAGCGATGGCAGAACGGTCTTGAAAATGTTCTCCGAACGCAGGGTGCGGAGGACGTGCAGAGCCTCGGTGGCGAGGATATCGATCCGCAGCCGATCATTGATCCGAACATCGAGGCGATCTCGGCGCAGACCGGGATCCCACAGTCCGTGTTGAAGGGCAACGAGACCGGCGAGCGTGCGACCAGCCAGGATCTCAAAGAGCTCTACGGTCGGATCGCCGAGCGGCAGAACACGTTCAGTGAGCCCCAGATCGTTCGTGATATCTTCGGCCGGCTGATGATGGTCGGCACGATCGCGTCGCCCAGCGGCGATGGGTATCTCGTCGACTGGCCGCCACTCGAAGAGATGTCCGAGGCCGATCAGGCCGATATTCGCGAGACCCGCGCCGGCGCGCTGGAGACGTGGCTCAAGAACGCTCCTGGTGTGCTCACTCCCGAGCAGCAGCTGGAGTTCATCCGCGATGGCACGCTCCCGACGGAGCTGCAGACGGGCGATCTCCCACCACTTGACGAGGCTGATGCTGCGGTGACCGACCAGTTTGAACAGATGGGATTCGGTACTCCAACCGCCGATGACTAACGTTTGGTCGCCGGCGCGGTTAGAGCTCACTGCGGCGTCGACGGATCCAACCAAGACCAAGACGATCCGCGACACCTACGCCAGTCGGCTTCGAGCCCGGTTCGGTGCGATCAACGCTGCGATCCGTGAGGGTGTCTTAAAAAACAACATCCTCGGGTTGGAGTCTAGTGGCTCTGCTGACGAGGCAGCCGAGCTAGCTGAGACGTTTGCCGGTGATCAGGTCGAGCTCCACGCGGACGTTGATCGACCGCCTGACCTCAGCACGCTTGAAGAAGCTGAGAAGATGCGGCGGTTTCAGGAGTGGCTAGCCGAGGCCCAGGAGAGCGAAGTCCTGGAGGTGATCAGCCGCGAGGAGAATGTCTGGGTGCGGCGGGCCTACGAGCGCGGCATCGAGAACGCGGACAGCCGGCTCACACAGGCTGGCATGTCGGTCGCCGGCGGTGACGCGGCTGACGCGATCACGGTGCCACTTCATGAACGCCGGCTAAAGACGCTGTTTGCACGCAACTTCGCGGAGCTCAATGGGATCACTGACGCAGTTAGTCAGCAGATCTCTCGCGAGCTCGCAACCGGCCTGTCTGAGGGCGTCTCCCCGACTGAGATGGCGCGACGGCTCACCGATCGCGTCAGCAAGATCGGCAAGACGCGGGCGACGACGCTCGCCAGAACCGAGATCATCAACTCTCACACCGAGGCTGCACTCCAGCGATACGAGCAGCAGGGTGTCGACACAGTTGGGATCGAGCCCGAAGTCGAGATTGTAACTGCTGGTGATAATAGCGTTTGTCAGGAGTGCCTGACTGCTGCAGAAGCAGGGCCTTGGAAGATTGATGAGTTCCGTGGGTCAGAATATCAACCTCCACTTCATCCGAACTGTCGTTGCGCTGTATCGCCGGTTGTAGACAGGCAGAAGCAATAATTTGCAGGCTGATCCCAGGCCCGATGACCCCGGTACGACTCCACGCTATCGCGGCGTGACGGGCGAGGTCTTGGGCTGACACACTTCTATGAAAAACGACATTCACGACCTGCGGGTGTCGGCCCGAACGGCTCGGCTAACCGCAGCACAGGACGACGAAGACGGGCCACCGTGGCGGTTTAGCGGGGTGGCCGTGGCTGCCGGCGACATCCTCCACATGGCAGACGGGACGCGAGTCCTGATGACTGCGGAGGAGCTTCAAAAGGCGGCCACATCGCAAGCTGATGAGCCACTGACGGTCGATCACCCAAGCGACGAGGATGGTCGACCGCAGTACCCACCACCGACAGAAGAGACCGTCGGGAAGGTACCCAAAGCGGGCTGGCTAGAAGAGGCCCAAGGCGTCGGCTACGAAGCAACGACTCACGATCGGGATATCGCCGATGGGATGCGTGGCGAGACTTACGAGGTCTCCGTCCACCCACAGTTCGAACTCGGCGAATACCGCGAGGATGTTGAGGCGTACGTCGCCAAAAACATCGAGTTTCTCGATCTCTCGGTCGTCTCGAAGGGCGATTCCCCGAGCAACACTGCGGAGTTCGGCCCGAGCCAGGCCCTCGCCTCATACACTGAGGAGCACGATATCGGCGATGAGCTAGCTGCGAGCGATCCCGGTACGGATGCGAGCCAGGATCTCCTCGCTACTCTGGGCGCGAAAGTGCTCGAACTGGCTGGACTGGGATCGGCTGACGATGCGAATGTTGATCCAGCTGACCTCCCGGACGACGTTGGGGCTTCGCTCCATGCCGATGTCGACGCGAATAGTACGGAGACGACGGCGGCGGAATCCGCTGTGGATGACGGTTCTACCCAAAATATGGACGACAACACTCGACAGCAGTACATCCGATTCCTGACTGCCAACGCCGACTTCGACAAGGAGTCGGTGCAGGCCATGGATGACGTTGTGCTCGAACAGACGTACGAACTCGCCGCCTCGGATGCCGCCGACGGCGGTAGTACTGGCGACGATGACGATGACGACGATGATGGCGACGCCGGCGACGATGACGGCGACCTCACTCTCGGTGAGATGACGCCGGGCCAGGCGGCGTCCGAGCTCGGCGACGCGCTCAAAGAACAGGGCTTCGTCACCGAGGACAACGCCGACCAGTTCCTCGCCGAAGCACAGAAGCAGAAGAGCAAGGCCGAGAAGGTCGACGAGATCATCGCCCAGAGCGATGACTACGACGAGGACGACCGCGAGGATCTGATGGCGTCAGCCGATCCGCTGCTCGAACAGGAGCACGATCGCCTCACTGGATCCAGCGGTGCGAACCTCCCGAGCGGCACGGCCTCACTCACAGCCGGTGCGCCGACTGAGGACGCCGGCTCCAGTGACGATGAGGATCCCGACGAGTACGGCACCGGCGTCGCAGGAGGTGACTGATCATGGCACCACTCTCTACTACAAATTCGGTGAAGGCGGATTGTGCGGTTCAACCAGACTTCGAAGAGGGCGAGGCTCTCGAAGCTCTCGAAC